AGCTTCTCCCGAGCGTTCGGTACACACGCCTCCTCCAAAAAGCACTTCCAAACATCCTCAACAGCTCGGTCCTCATCCTGCGGCAACGACACCTGCGGGGCACTCAGATTGCGCGCGGCTGAAGCCGAAAGCAACTCCTGCAACGTGCCCTGTCTCTTTGAAACGTTGAGTGCCTGCACACGACTCCTGTACACCCATCGTGGCTTCGGGACAGAGGACATGTCACCCGGTAGCACTAACCGCTGGGCAGTCACGTACCTATCCTGCGGATCCAAAGCTATACTTCCAGTATCCTGCTCTAACTCCTGTGGTGCCACCCCAGGATTAACGGCAGCATAGAACTCGTTGAACACACCGACAGGATCAGTAACCACCTCAACATGGTCGGGTTTCTGGGAAATCCTTTCCCCCTCCACGACCATCGCCGAAACCCCGTGGGTATGCAAGCCCGGCGCGGTCACCCCGCCACCTCTCCTGACAGTCTCCACTAGCTCATCCACCAACGGGTCACTCCTTCCATCCTCGAACAGACCCTGCTCAGACGCGTGAAACGCCCCCAGACCAACATCAGGCTCCAAAGGAGTCATACCGTCACTCGGCGCCTTGGCAACAGACGCGCCGGGTTTCACCACAAGGGCCCAACCCCGAGCCAGAGGATGCACCACACGGGTGAGCGCCGCCCGTGTCATAGCCTCAGCGAGGAACAACGAGGGCATTCCGGTAACAGGACGGGCTTGAGAAACCAGTACCTCTGGGCCCGAGTACTTCAGACCATGCACCAACGCTGTACAGGTCTCACCCACCCTCACGTACCCAAGAGGTATCCCGAAAACACCCGGTTGAACCCTATGTGCCTTACCGAAGACGTTCCCAACCCATTCGGCGACGGCGGATAACGCCCTATCAACAAACGCCGTAGGGCCTGCGACAAGAGATGACATGTAGTACATCAACAGCGAAGCTCTCATCCCAGCATGTGCGACCGATGGCCGCATCAACGCCTTCGCTGCTTGCATCACCTCTTCCATCAATCGACCTGCCTCGTACCTGTCCACGAAACATCTAGACGTGATTGCTAACGTGAGTCTGGTAAGAACATCCAAACCAAGGGAGGTGTTCAGCTGCACTCGCGTACCGTTTACAACAATCCTATCGTTAACTTCCGAAATCCTCTTTCTGACCGCTTGGCTGGTAAACTGCTCCCTCGTGAGCTGCATTGCGTCGTTGTACACCCGATCAACGACACGCTGAGATACCGTGAACGGTTTCACCGTCCAACTAGACGCGAGAGACGGATCAGCATCGTACGATACCAATTCAGGTACCGATACCAGATAAACTGGTTCAGATTGGTCCACATCGAGTGCATGGGTCAACCCGCACTGCTGCGGGGCACAATCCAACGCAACCATGCGGAAAAACATGAACTGACCTCTGTTCTTGAGCAACTCGACCTGGAAGTACCTCCGCTTCAACAAGGAACCAGCCGAGAACGTGTGCGACACAAGCCACGGTTCCCAGTTAACATAATCCATGAACCCTGTACCCGCGGGTCCCTCGGGATACTGCAGTGCAACACCGTCCGCCTTACGCACATACGAGACACCGGTCCCTTCGAACGTACCGCTATCGCTCACGACCATCTGCGGGCAGTAAGGAAAGAAACCGAAGCACACGCTAGCCTGTGTCTCAATCATCATGGCAGCTACCTGAGATGGCGGCATAACACGCAAACTCAAATCAACGAGCAACACGTCACTCTTGATCAAAGGAGCGGTTGTTGCATCCACACTCAACACTTCGCCTCTTAGGTAAGCCTCGTACTTACCCCTAGGTAACAACCTCCCCAGATCATCGCCCACACTGGCAAAATCACCGTAATACCGGTAGGCCTCCACGGTCTGGGCATGGAACTCGTGAAGCGAGACCGGATCCATCTGATCCACCAACAGCTGGCCCTTCATGACAGGGTCTAGCAAATAAGATGCCACTGACCCACCCAAGTGGCAGACCGTGTCAGTGTAGCGTGCTGCCTGAGTCATTATCCACTCATTAGCCAACCTCCGTGTCTGGACCCACCGCGAATGCCCTGGCCTATACATACCGTAATTGACAAAAGAAAACTCCGGGTACATCAATGAGACCTCCCCAAGATCCTGTGTCTGCATACTAACGGCCACTGGCACCGCCCTTGCTGCGGCCCGAGCCTGGGCCCTCTCCGAAGCTACCTCAGCCAACCGCTGGGCCACAGCCTCCGCCAGAATCTTATACTGCGGGTGGTCAATCGTAAACATCCCCCGGTCAGCCACCGCTGCACCTACCGACACTGGCTCGGTTCCCCCAACCGAGACGCCAGACATATATGATGCCATACCAGAACTATAGTGAAGTGTAATTTTGCTTGGTTTGTTTTTGTTTGTTTTGGGGTGCTAAACACCCTTATACCGTCCGAG